TAATGCGTCTGTGTATTGAACCTTGGTGGTTGTAATTGCAACTGCTATCGCATTTAATTTATCTGTTATTCTATAATGAGCCCCCAATGACAACCCATCACCCGAAGCAAGATTAACTAACTCGCTGTATTGAATAACGGATATAATTTCTTGCTTCAAAACAATCCAATTCAAAAGAAAAAAATCATAAACTTTATGACATTTCTGAGAAGGGGTTGTGTCAAACCAAATTAATGTAGTATCTTCCGGAGCGTTAGCTCCTATATACAAACCTGAAGTATCAGCCATGATTTTTATTTTTAGCGAGTGTAAACGTAATCGGATCTGTCATTCCAAACCGAAATAAAATCCATTGTTGATTGCGCATATTCAACGATCGTCACAGTTCCAGTAACGGTAGTTTTTGATATCCTCCAACCTGCTCGAGATGGGTCTGTCCCTAGAGGTGCATACCCTTTATAAGTACCGCCCACTTGAACATCTACGATAGGTTCTGGCATGGTATCGCTCAAAAGTTGTACTATTGGTGCGTTAGTTTTTTGTACTTCCATCTTCTTCTTGTTTTAAAAAATTGTCAAATGCTTTTATAAATGAATTGTCTTCTGCTTTTTCTGAATCCTCGTCGTCGTTGTCGTATTCGCTACCTGAAGCGTCCTCGTCAACAACAGCTTCGTCAAATGGGTTATAAGTATCTTCTCCAGCTCCATTCATATTTGCTTGCTGTGTAGCCTGAGCGGCTTGTGTCTTAGCCGAAATATAAACTGCGTTTTCGATTATTTCACCTTCTTCGCCAATTGGTTCAAGTTCCCATTTCTCGCGGATTTCATTAATCTTCATGAAACTTCCAAGCTTCTTCACGTCCAAATCAACCTCTTCTGAAATGGTCATTCCATTTAACCCTACGAATTGGAACTCAAATTCGGGATTTACTTGTTCTACAATGTATTTGTTTATTTTACGTTGAAGAAATTTCAACAGCGGATATAACCCCTTATCCTTAGAATTTTTGAGACGTTCAGCTTGACTTCCTTCAAACATTCCTCCGCCACCCGATTTTGATATGTCCCACCCTATTTCAGTTGGGTCAATAGAATAAATGGCACATGCGAGTTTTATTAAGTATTCAATCCAAGCCGTATATTCCATATCCCGATTGTTCTTCTGCAAGTCAATCCAGTCTATGTCGCCTTCTACCACAGGAGTCTTCCAGCTTTGCATAACGCCCGTAATCATAGATTGCCATTGTTGCTTAAATTGTTGAAGAGACGCTTCGTTGACATTACCCTTAACACGCAACAACCCTTTAGGAGCCGAACCTTGTGAAAAGAACCTACGATTATACTCATCTCCCCACAACATGGAAGTAACTACATTTATCAATTCTTCAAGTTCTGAAGTGCCATACCCGTTTGCGTAAATACTAGACGAAGGATTACGTACACCGAAACACATTTCCCAAGGCAAAAATTCGCTTACTACTGCGTTTTGATATATTTGTACGTACGACGGTTTATAACCCTTTACCATCTGCCCTAGCATACGGTCTTGATTCGTAAAGGCAGTATTCCTTTTAAAGAAAACGTTTGTTGAATTATTGTCGAAGTAAGACTCAGCCATTCTGAAAGATGAAGCGTCCGTCGCCATAAATTGAGTAAGTTTCCCCCTTCGGTTACGGATGCACTCAAAAGTCATCTGGTCGTAAACTAATGAATCATCGACAGATTTTCGTATGAACGTATCAAAGTCATCGTGTTCCCAAGAATTAACTTCCCCGCAATTTAGAATAAAGTCAGTTATCGCATTAGCTATCCTTTTGTCCTTATCATCCATTTTAGAATTAACCCCAAACTTCGGTTTCTTGCGAATTACGAATCCCGTTGAATACTTGTCGGATTGAGGCTCGGCAAAATCAGCAATTTGATTCTTACGAGTTTTTATTATGGCGTTTATAATGGGAGCTTTTGACATCCGTTTCAGCGTGGTGTAAGATAGCGAAAACGGTTTATCCTTGAATCCTAACGAGCTTTGAAATTCGAGAGGGTCTACAAAGAAGGATTTTGAATCATCGGGTTGTTTAGGTTGTATAGACGCTAATGAATTAGCCGCCTTTATCATGTCGTCTGGATGGTCTGACTTTAACGCCTTTTCGAGCGTCCTCAGTTTTTTATAGTGTAAAAGCTGTTCCGCCTTTTCTATCGCTTCAATTTGTGTCGCTAATTTGCCAGCCATTTAGATAATTAAATTTAGTTTCATTATCTATATAACTGCTAAACCAATTTTAATTTTGCGAAGATCTTTATTTTCACAAATTACATATTTGTCAGTCAATGTTTCGTGAGTAGCCAACACCGCATCCTCAATATCGTATAATTCGGTATCATCATCAAAGCTACTGAAAGACTCAAATTCTTTTAGTTTTTCCCAAATAGAGTCAAACTCTTCAATGTCTTCAATGGTCATAGCGCTAAAATCTGAAAGAAATACCAAGTCTTTAACTTGCGTATCCATTTCTCCTGCTAACAACTGCAAGTCTATATCTAAATTAATAGTTTTATAATCGTTCCACTTCATGTCATTTACCGATTACGCCCGTTGATTGTGGTACAAATTTAGACCTTTGTTTGCCTTCTCCAATTGTCATTTTCCAATACTTTTGAAATTCACATAGCCACATCTCTATCTGATGCAATGTGATATTGCATTCCTTGTCTGTGTAGTATTTACCTTTATCTTTATTCCAATAGAGGTAAGGCATCGAACCGAACCTCTTCAGCTCAACTTCAGCTAAATCTCTAAGCATATAGATTCCTATTTTTTGAGCCTTCCCTTTTAAGTTAGGGAAAATTAACCGTATCCCCACGCTAGCGCCAGGACCGACATTGGTGTAATCGTCTTGAGTGAACTTCATGAACCTTCGATTTGTGTAGCGAAAGATGTAAGTAAAATCTTGATAAAATTCGTGCGCTATGAAATCAGCAACCCCAGGATATGACTTCAAATGTTTAATTATATCTTCCGGAGTTTTAGCGGTCAAAACTGTCTTTACTATGTTGTTGATATTTTTATGAAGCGTTGGGATTACAACTCGAGTATAACAATAATCGCGGGTGTGGTGAGGTGAGGCTTGTGAATTTATTAGATAAGCGTTGGTGAAAGGGTTGGCGTTGCAATCTCTTACTTCTTGTATTACTTCAGCAAAATCATCTTCATCAAAATCTTCCCAATTCTGGATACCCGCCTTCCAGCCGCGAGTCATTACCGCATATTCAAAAGTATTGGGATTGTTAAAATAGCGAAAGAACATTATCTTCCATATCAGGTTCCGGAGCGATAAACTATCATCCAGAATAATATTCTTGATTTGCCATTGTGAATTTTTATCCAACTCACGATAAACGTTTGTAAACTTTGATTCAGATAGTATCTTATTTTTAGTCCATGGCGCGGGAGTCTTGTCTATAAAACGTTTCTTCCATACATTTTGGCGCTCAAACATTACATTGAAAAACAATTCCAGATTTGGTCTATAAACTTCCAAATCTTCTTCAGGCAAAGAACTATGCCAACTATTTCTTTCAAACATACGCTATTTAATTTTTTCTTGACCTAATTATTAATTCTCTTTTTGCTTCGATATTGCCTTTGGAAAGAAGTTTTATTATTACTTCTTTCTTCAACTTAATAAATGGTCTTCTATAAGAATTAATTAATTTAGTATCGGACAATGTAAAATTACAAGTGTTTTTTATGCAGATTGGTTTGTTTGCAAAATGAACTGAAAACTCAGGTTGATATTTGTTACCGTGAAAACCGTGTATGACGAATAATATATCGCCCCATACGCTTTCATTCTTTACAATATCGCCCTCCTTAAAATACCCGTGAATTGACTCCATGCTATATGACTCTTTTTATTTTATAAAACTTTGAACTAAAAAGAAGAGCGAACTTCACAGCCCGCTCTCTCTCAATTGACAAATCTTAAATTTAACCAAATCACCCTATGAAATTATTTTCCAAACCCAAATGCAATAACCTGTCTTGGTGACAACTCGTAACTTGAAGTATCTTTTATTTCTTGAAGCAATTCGCAAGCCTTAATATCAGTCATGATATTACAAATCTTTGAAACCGTGTCGTTGTATTTTCTGCGCGTATCAGCTTCAGCTTTTGAGGCAGGGCAACAATTTGGTTTTGACTGTGCGTCGGTTACCGATAGGCTTTCAGCCACAGCGCCGCAATTTTCTTTTAAATTCGTGTCTTCCCAATCGTACACCTTGAAGGGAACTGACAGTTTCATGTCTTGTGTCCACCAAGGCGATACGTCTTTGGTAGGAGCTGCTCCGCAATCTTCAAGTAAAGTATTAGCAGCGGCGGTTTGAACGGCAAGGTCGGCATTTAAAGCGGGTAAAACCCCCGTATTAATCTGATCTTTTATTTCCTTGCCAGTTTTACTGAACTTTATACCACCGTCGTTCATTGCATACAGAATATCCGACTTCTCTACGTCGTCAACGGGTGCACCTTGAGTATCATCTTCGCTGACTGCCTTTTCAAAAGGGTTTTCGTCGACTTCTTCGACAACCTCAACCGCCTTTTCAATTTCGGCTTCGTCCACGTCGTCAACTGCTTTTTCAATGTCAACCTCAGCGGATTTTGCTAAATTAGATTCAGCGTCATCAGCTTTCAGCTGGTCTGAATTTGTAAAACCGTTGGCGATATGTAACCGCCGCGCTTGTTGCGCTTTTCTTATTTCGTCTCCTACGTTCATGGTTTTATGTTTTATCTGCGTTTTATTCTATATGATACTGAACCTGAATATTCGTTATCTTCGTAATCATCCCAATCGCCGTCCGATTTTCCTTTCTTCATCAAATCAGAAAAACTTGTAAACCCTCCTCCGAATGGATTCCACACAGAGGTTGTGTCTACCCAAAATCCTTTTGGCGGAGAAATTAAAGCTTTTGCGGCTGCCTTGCGAGTTGCATCCGCTACAGTTCCTCTTTTTGAATCATAAGACACGCCCAAGGCAACTATACCCTTGCCTACTTTCTCAGTATAAAATTGATAATTGTTATCGTTTTGTTTACTGTAGTGGTCATTTATGAGTTTTAATTCTTCTTTGGTAAATGGGTCGTCTGATTTAGGTTTATCGGCTTCTTTTGTTGGTTGCTTCTTGATAACGTCCGTATCCGTTTTTGGGGTTGGTTTTGTTGTAGTGCGATGCGATAATATCTCGGCTTCCCGCTTTTTCATTGATTCATATTTTTTAGCGGCAACTGGGTTTTTGGTTGCAAAGTCAGGAGCATTGACAGGATATTTTTTTCTATAATTAGCTATGTCAACTCTCAACCCTGTATATTCAATTTCTTCTTTATCCGAAGCTTGAGCTGGCTTGCCTCCGATAGCCTTATCATGATATTGTTTTGAAGACGGGTCGTCTCCGTTTCTATCATCGCTGTCGTCTTGTTTCCCCGCTGAGTGTGTCTTGTTATCAGGCATATGAACATAAGGTTTGTTTGGGTCTGCATTAGCAGCGGGTTTTGAACCCGTCTTAGCTGCATTTCGCCAATCGTACTTACCTGATGGAAGTTGAGTCCAAACCCATTTACCGTTGGGGTGAGCGTCTCCCACATTATGACCTTTTTCAATGTCGGTTTCTTCAGCCTTTTCGATGCGGTCTGAACTTGAAACCACGAACCCCTTCAAGATATTCATCTTGCGGTCGTTTTGCGCCCTTCTAATGTCGTCGTTTATGCTCATAATTATTTTAATAACATACCGTAAAATTGTTCTAATGTGAATGCCTTATTATAGTTGTAGTTTTCTTTTTGGTTATTCACATCATCCAACATATTTTCTAACAAGCTTTTCCCATTCTTCGTTTGATAGTCAGTATTGTTGTAGACTGAAAGGTTCAACCATGTCATTTTCAAATTGAATAACACCTGTCCTAAAACTACCTTTTCGTCTAACTTAGCATATTCAGAGAACCGCCCCGCTAACCATTGTGACATTTTTATCAGGTCTGGATTGTCATGTACAAATTGAGGATATGGCTTGATTGATGTTACGAATTTTTCAAACGCCTTCTTGCCGAACCCCTTCAAAAGTTTAGGTATATTGTCGGAAGTGTCTCCCAATATCACCTTACCTAACAGAACCTGTATTGGGTCAATTTCGTTGACAGGTAAATTCATTTCAAAGTACCGCTCCCATTTATTCATATTTTCCGGAAGGCACGTCATCATTAACCGATTGGAAGCGTTGCAAAAGCAAGATACATTTTTAGTGCACATTTGAGTTATATCTGAATCGCCTGTAACGATTACCAATTCTTCGTCCAATATGTAACCGAAGTACAAACTCCAAACATAGAGAAGGTCATCACCTTCGGCTCCCCAAACTCGGCTCACGATTAACCCCTTCTTGCGAAGTAACGCTTCGAACTCATCCAACACTTGCAGAAACAACTTATAGAAGTCGTCGCGCACCTTTGTCAGAGCGTACTTATAATCGTCATATAAGGAATAACGCCAACTTGAGCTGTCAATTACGAACGCAACGCGGTCAATGTCCTTAAATCGGTTGAGAGTAAAGCACATATCGATTACGCACTTTCGCAATAAAACTTGTTGGTTTTCTTTAACAGATAAAACCGAGGACATATCTTGCCCTCGGTAATAAGTTGTAAATACGTTATAAACTTTGTGAAAAAGGAAATTTCCGTCAAATAGTATATTCATTTGAGCATTTTTATTTTGTTAATTTGGTCGTCCTTTGATTCTTTAACCGCTTTATTGATACTTGTATTCTTGCCGTCTTTAACTCCGTGCATGAATATGTTGTTAACCTTAACGTTGGTTTGACGCCCCTTATTCATTTTATATTTGGTAGCCACAAACTCATCAATCGCCGCATCATTGCGTAAAACCAGAGCCGTTACCTTACCTGCAAAAATGGCGTCTTGGGATTTATCTGCATTTGCTTCTTCTTGAAACTTGACATCAAGTCCGGAAACACAACCGCCAAGATAATGACGTAAATAAGTGTCGAGACCGATTGGCTTAAATTTGAAATCAATTGTGTCCTGATATAATTTGTATTTCAACTTTCCTAATTCCACGAACCGTTCGCAAAGCATGGTGTGTAACCATTTCACAGTTTCCATGTTTTGAGGCAGACCCAAAATCAACATACGCCTATCTTTGCGGTCGCCGTGAATAAAACACTTACAAAAATTCCATTTGCAACATACGTACATCAAGCGAAACTCCCAATCACCGCCTATGAATTTATACTTGTACCAAGAGTCCATGTTTTCTTCAACTCCAGCTTTTGGTTTATCCTTCAAATCGAGTTCATCGATTGACAGATTATAACTGAGTAATAAACGTTGAATGGCGGCTGCTGCGGCTGTCGCTTCGTTTTCATTACCCACCTTGATTGCACTTTCCTGAAGCTTGATGAGCTTGCGTAATTTGTTCTGAATTTGGTCAATTTGATTTACAGTTTCCATTTATTTGTCATTTTATGGATTAATACTATTTGGATTACGATACAAAGATATCGCTTTATTTGAATACTACCTAATGTTTTATTGATTATTTTTCGCTTAGAGCCAAGATTTAACTATTCGCATTTAAAATCGGTTACAAATCCTAAATAATGTTTTGCCCGCGTATATGCCACATAAACCAGATTTCGTTCTTGTTCTGCCATCCAAGGAATTTTCATACAATGTTTCAAGTACATTTTATCTTCACATATGATAAACACCTTATCAGATTCGAGCCCTTTGGATTTATGAATGGTTGACAAACATATACCGTTTTTATTGTCGTCTTTGAAAATGGTTTCAATGCGCGAAATAACTTCATTGACAGTTGTCAACCCTTGCGACAATATATCAATCACCTTTAGTTTGTCTGAATAATTCTTGTACATATCCGACTCCATAGCCTCAGCCTGAGTGCAAGATGTTTTAGCTATTACCTTGCCAATGATTCTTGATAACTCCTTGCTCAAAACGTCTTGAACATCGGCTATCTGTTTACGGTTTGTTTTCTTTATCATGTTGATAAGGTTAGTTCCAATATCGCGACCCTTAACGTATGCTTTTGTGCCTTCGCTGATATACTTCATACACAAACTAACAAGCGGAGCGGTAACTCGGCAAAGAACCATATCGCCATCCTTTATATCTGCCGTTTTAGCGTCGCGGTCTACTATCCCAACGGGAGCATTATCGCGTGCTAATATCTGTGGTACTATGCCTTTTGCTAAATCTATGATTGATGAATCGCAGCGGTAACATATTGATAATGGCATTTTAGCGGTGTGCGGAGTATTTTTAAGTAGGTTGAAGCTTTCAACATCGGCTCCAGCAAAACCGTAAATTGCTTGGCGTGGGTCGCCTACCGCTATAAATCTTCCCGTTACTGGTTTTACGCATTGCAAAAACATTTCGCGTTGAGCCGAATTAAGATCTTGGCATTCGTCAATAAATACCCAATCAAACTTTGGCATGCGTAACTGCTTTACGTTGGGGAAATAAATCATGTCGGTAAAATCTATGACGTTGGTTTCTGATTCGCCCCAGGATATAACTTGCATTGCGGCTGCGCATTCGTTATCCACTATATCCAAATCATGTTTTTCAGCTAAATCAGCCAATTGGTATTCTGACTTACATAAGCTTGAACGACCGAGATCGGCAAGCTTGGCAATATTTGAACGATACTGTCCTTGAGCTTCAAACGATATGGAAACATTTGGGCGAATTGCCCCGTATTTAACCGCGTTATTGATATAAGTAGTATATTTGTCGCCCTGAATTTGTGACTTGAAAGTCTTCATTATTGCCGAAGCTCCAAGGGAATGTAAGGTACGTACATCAACATTTGGCAGATTACCTACTTTTATTTTCAGTTCCTCAACAATAGCTTTATTGAAAGCCAAGAACAACACGGATTGAGTAGATGGGATAAGTTTTAAAGCGTTTACAATTGTGGTGGATTTTCCGGAACCTGCGACTGCGTCTATGACCGCATTGCCTTTACCTACTTGAACGTATGTGTAAACGGCTTTCTGATAACGGGAGGGAGTTTGAGTTGACATGACTGTTTTGTTTTTACGATTATGGTATAAAGATATCGCTTTATTTAATACGCTCAAAACTTTTTGCCAATTATTTTTGGTTGGAGCCAAAGATTTAACGTTTGTTGCTAATAATTCATGATAAGGTTGTTTTCATTGGCTAATCTCAACAAATAGTCTTCAGACATCGAGCAATAACAAAATGCAACATTTATGCCTTTAGCTTTAGCTGCTTTATGGTATGCCTTGCTGAATGTCTTAAACCTTTTATCTTGCGCATAAAAAGCATAATCATTTACCGCTATCCAATACCAGCGAAGTGAGCCGTCGGGATAGTAGTCTTCATGCGCTATACAAATAACGCCTTCCTTCAAGCCTTC